ATGACGGCGAAAGCAGCACAAAAAATATCGCTGTGGGAGTTTTTCCAGCAACTGGGTAAAACCTTTATGCTGCCCGTGGCGCTCCTCTCGTTCTGCGGGATCATGCTGGGGATCGGCAGCTCGCTAAGCAGTCACGATGTGATTACGCTGATCCCGTTCCTTGGCAATCCTGTGCTGCAGGCCGTCTTCATCTGGAGACTATTAAGTCTTTTAACGAAG